ACAGATAGATGCCATCAACAGAAGTACAGCTCTTATTAGTTTTAACATTGATGGATTTATAACAGATGCAAATTCTATATTTTTAGAAACAATGGGATACAAATCCAATGAAAAAGCTAAGGTCATTGGAAAACATCACAGCATTTTTGTAAGTTATGAATATTCTAAATCTGATGAGTATACTAAGTTTTGGGATAGTTTAAGAAAAGGTAAGTATTTTGATGGAATATTTGAAAGAAGAAAAGTAGATGGATCTACTGTTTATTTACAAGCATCTTACAATCCTGTTTTAGACAGCAAAGGAAATATCACTGATGTAGTTAAAATTGCAACTGATGTCACTGAGGCTGTAAACAATAAGAAGAAAATAGACGACTTAACAACAAATTTACAGGTAGAACTTGATAACTCACAAAAGCTTAAGAATGCAATTGAGATAGAAAAAGATGCAGCTCTGAATGACTTAGATGTAATGATGAAAAAAAGCCAAAGTGAGCTGATTAAAATCATTGTCAAAGTTGCGTTGGCTGTTATAGTTGGAGTTGGTGTTGTAACAACGGTATTATACTGGATGGCTATTATAACAAATCAAGATACCCAAATCATTGGATCAACATGGAGTAACATGTTTAGTGTATTATTAACAAATGCCTTTTCAATAGTCGGCAAAATCATGGGTATCAAGTATGCTACGCAAGAAAGCAGTAAAGAAAAAAAATAAAAGGATATGAAAATTACAAAAACAGGCACGGCTGGAATTGAAATAATCAAATTGATGGAGGGGTTTCGTTCTGCGCCATATAAATGCCCAGCAGGAATTCCAACCATTGGGTATGGAGCAACATTTTACCCAGGCGGTAAAAAAGTAACAATGGCAGATGCTACAATCACTGAAGCACGCGGTACGGAACTATTACAAAGTATGCTTGTCAGTTTTGAGCAATATGTAGATTCATATTGCCGTGATGATATCAATCAGAATCAGTTCGATGCTCTAGTATCATTTGCTTATAATTTAGGCCCGGCGAATCTAAAGTCATCAACCCTATTGAAAAAGGTTAATGCTAATCCAGAAGACGAATCAATCAGATTAGAATTTATGAAATGGGTAAAAGCGGGAGGTAAAACTCTAAAAGGTCTTGTAAGACGCAGAGAAGCTGAAGCAAATTTATATTTTAAAAAATAAATAGGATAAATATGGTATTAAAACGAGGTGACAACAACGACGTTGTGAAGAAAATTCAAGCAGTATTAGGTGTAGAACAACTAGGAAATTTTGGACCTAAAACTGAAGAAGCAGTTAAAGCATGGCAAACTAAGAATGGTTTAACGGCTGATGGAGTAGTAGGACCTGCTACATTAGCAAAAATGGGAATAGTTGTAGAATCAAAAGTTGCCACAGTTTCTAAATCAGCGACATCAACATACACTAATGACCAAGTTAAAACTGCAGTTACTGCAAAAGGATATAAATGGTTTGCCGGTAAAGATTATTTGTTAAACATAGTTGGAGTTCGTAACTCATCTACGGGACAAAAAGTAACCAATGTATTCGATGATCACATTACATTATCTTATACAGTTGGGGGTGAAGAAAAATTCCATTGCTGGCCTGCAACTACCGATCCAGGAACGAAAGGTGTTATGCAGTACGGAAATAAAGCAGGTGTTGCGAGATTAGTAGAAGGACAATATATTGATTCTCATATCATGCGTTTACATGCAGGAAAATACGAAGCATTAGGTCAAAATAAACCAGTTAAAGTTTTCAGAGATCCTAATAAGAATATGCAATATGATGAAGATAAAATCCAAGAAGGTGTATTTGGTATTAATATCCATAAGGCTGGCGCTGATTCTACATATGTAGAAAATTGGTCAGAAGGATGCCAAGTATTTAAACGTTCCAAAGATTTTGAAGAATTCATGGCAATCTGTCGTAAAGCGAAAGCAGCAAACGGAAATAAATTTTCATATACATTAATCGAATCAAATGATATAAAATAATGAAATCGATCCCATTAGCAATATCACTTGTACTAACAACAACTATGACATTTATTAGTACATATTTTTATAATCTAACGTTAGATCATGCTGAGCAGTATCTAGCTCTAATCGCGGTAGTATTGTTCGACGGCTTTTTCGGCGTAATCGCTGGTATTAAACGAGAAGGGTTCCAAACATGTAAAGCTTTAAAAGTACTACGAACCACAGTAACATGGATTGTAATTTTAACAGTGTTATTATTAGTAGAACGAGCATATCCCGGAACTAGCTGGTTGAGTGAAACAATATTAATACCATTTATCATTTTTGAATTAGTAAGTGCATTAAAAAATGCATCGATGGCCGGTTTTATAAAAACTTCAGTGTTAAATGATATATTAGATCGTATAGATAATCACAAAGGCGATCGAAAAACTAAATCTAAATAATTGGATTTATGTAAAAAATATCTTATACTAAGATATGCACATTAAATCTGCCATTGTTGCTGTATTATTATTTTCCGCCGGACAAATCATAGTTTGGTTTCAAATGAATGGTCCTATAATATGGCCTTCCTTAAAACAATATAATTGGTTGTTTCTGCTAATCGGAGTACCTATAACATGGTTATTTATGTTAGCAACATCCATAGCTGTTTCTGCTTTTGATGGCCAATTCTGGCCAGCCCGGTTTCTTTCGTTTATTAGTGGAATCGTAATATTCAGTTGCATGACTTGGTTGATATGCAATGAAGCAATCACGTGGAAATCAGCCGTTACCTTATTGTTATGTGGGTGTATCTTGTGTGTGCAATTGTTTTGGAAACATTGATATTTATAATAAATAATATTTGAAAGCTAATAAATGAGTAATATCGACACCGAGAAAATATCAAACTCAATGCATCGTTTAGAAAAAAATATCCAACGAGCAAAACGAGAATTAATATCAGAACAAACAACTAGAGGTCATGAATCAGATGTCATAACTCCGAAAACTCCGTGGAAAACCACTGCTGCTGAAACACTATTAAAACAAATGGGCGCTGGTGCAATCCGTCGCGGTGTAGACGGACATGATTGGCAATTAGTTGTTCCAGCAAACCCATATGATGATGTTCTTAAATTTTCTGAAGATGGCACAGTTTGGAGTGTAAACCAAGCTCGATCATTTGTATATACCATAACGGGCCAGCAAATAGAAATAAAAATAAGCAAAGACGATGATGCTGTTGCTATAATCACAGGACCACCAGTTAAATGGAAACTTACTCCATATGGCACCCAAAAATCTAGTGAAATTTCGGCAGAAAAACAAAAAGCAATCGATCCACAAAGCACCGGAGAAAAATGGCTAGATTACATACAAACAGCATTAGACTGGTTAGGATTTATACCTGGAATTGGAGATGCAATTGATGCTGTAAATGCTGCGGTATATTTTTGGCGTGGTAAATACTTCGAAGGGTTTCTGTCAATGATAGCAATTATTCCAGTTATAGGGTCAGTTGTCGCCACTAGTGCAAAAACTGCATTGAAAGGGAGTAAAAAGCTACTCGGAAATGTTACAGGTTTAATTGCGTCATCTTGGAAGTCATCTGGCTCAGCACGAGCCGCTGCCGCCAACAAATTGTGGACACAGCTCATGAGTAGTAAAACATTTGACCCAAGTCATTTACGAAAGTTAGGCGATGGGTTTAGTAGTGTTGCTGATATGCTACAATCATCGGTTCGACCTAAAATAGGAAACGTACCCGGCATTAGTGGGCCAACTAAAAATCGTATAATATCCGAGCTAGATAATTTTACTGATTGGTTATCTGCTAATGGAAAAGCAATTGCTGATATTGAAAAAGTCGGAGTTAAATCAGTTGATAAATCAGCCGAAGCAGCAAAAGCATTGAATCAAATTAACATACCAGTTATAAGTGGGTTAGTGAATCGTGCAAAATCTTTGTTTAAATTACCAGCTGGTACTGGAGCTAGGGTTAATAAAGTGTTAACTGAAAAATTTACTAAATACTATACAGCAGACCCAACACGACTTACCGCATTATACAAATTAATGGGCCGTGGCCAGGCTCGACTCGCAGCACAAATAGGGGCAGATTTTAATGAAATACTAAAAAAATTCCCACCTGCTACACAACAAGCAATATTCACTCAGGTAAAGAAACAAATACCAGGATTTAGCAACACTATGAAATTCAGTGATTTATCTGCAAACCAATTGAATTCATTATTAGACTTAGCAAAAAATACTCCACAATTATCTACATGGTATTATAAAACCGGGCAAACTATTACCAAAGCCGCAACTGATCCAAACTCAGCAAACATAGTGTGGAATTCATTTCGCAGCAGCGGATTTCGGCAAATGCAAGGATTATTTTCAGCTGCAGGACTTGCATGGCCAAAGTTAAGTGCAAAGTCAGCAGATGTGATATATAATGAATTTCAAGATGTTTTTGAAAAAGCAGGAGTAAAGCGGGATGACCCGAATGGAATTATCGGCTTAATATTAAGTAGTGCAATTGCATCAGATGTACCTGGTACTCCTTTTTCAGATAAACAACTTGGGATTATCAGATCTATTGCAGACAATCCATGGGTACAGGTTGGGGTAGGACAAGTAGAAGACGCCTTAGGAATAACACCAGATGCTGTGTATGATCCAGAATCAGAAGAAGAATGGAAATAACTGACATGATCACTGAATATGAAACACAGAAAACGCTGAATCCATTGCTCTGGGATGGTGATGTTTTACATCCAAAACTTAGAGTGGGGTTCATGAAGATTGCTAAAGTATTCTACAACTTTCTAGAAGTCAATGTGCCAATATTAGATGTGATTTTAATTGGAAGTAATGCAAATTATAACTGGACTTCATACAGTGATATCGATTTACACGTGGTAATTAATTATGCAGAAATTGATGATAACATGTTGTTAGTAAAAAATTACATGCATGCAAAAAAATCCATCTGGAACTCACACTACCCACTTACGTATCGTGGTACCAATATCGAACTGTATGCCCAGGATCTAAATCAGTTAGAACCATTATCAGCTGGGTCATATTCAGTGATGCGTGGCGAATGGATCACAAACCCATCTGCAAAAATCGTGACAATTGATGATGCGTTAATTCTGCAGAAAGCTGAACCATTCCAATATGAAATTGATCAGTTATCAGAATTAGACCCTAACTTATCAGATGTTATACAACGTTTAAAACTAAGATTGCGTAAATTTAGACAATCTGGATTAGAATCTGATGGCGAATATTCAATTGAAAATATGGCATATAAATATCTGAGAAACCATGGATATCTGAACAAATTAACTCAATTACATCAACAAGCTACAATGAATAAACTAAGCATAGAACATGTTGTAAATGAACGGATAGATAGGTATATGCCAGTAATCGATGCTCTGGCTCAGCATTGTTGCACTGATAAAAAATTAACAACTGATAATTGGATACAAATACTAAGACAAACTAGCACAAAAATTGACCCACGTGGTCAATGGGAACATCCTGGCAGCTGCACGTTGATACCAACATATCGGGGGGAAATCACCATGCAAAACGTGCCATATGAAGTTATTGGAATTGATGAAACTGGCCATTACGAGTTAATGCAACCAGAACATAATTACACATTTCCGGGGCGAATGGTTTTTGAAATTCCAAACACGGCTCAATGGCAAACGGTATTTATGCAGTTACAAAACAAAATTCGCAATGCAACAACATGATATATCACATGGATTGGGGGATGATATAAAAAAAATAACATCTACAGTTGGTTTAGATAAACTAGCACAACACATTGCGGCATTGTTGAATGAAGATTGTGGGTGTGATAGCCGACGCATCTGGCTAAATGATAAAACAAAAAATTGGACATATTATAAAAACAAACAAAAAAGCAATAAATAATGGCACTAATAAATAAAACAGGAATTGCAAACACAAATGTAATTCAAGCAGAACATGTTACCCGAGCTATAGATGCATTGAGCGGAGTTAGCACAGATACTATAATTGCAACTGGGTCTTTCTCTGGATCGTTTGTTGGGTCTATGATTGGTACTTCGTCATTTGCAACCAGTGCATCATTTGCAACCAGTGCATCATTTGCAAATACAACCGGCGCAAACACAGCTACACTAACGTTTTTTCACAATCAAGTAACCGATTCTACGGGCAGTAGAGTTACTTACATCGGTGGATTTGCAGCTCCTCCTGGATCAACTGCAGGTAGAATAGCACTGCATGCCCCATTCAATGGAACCCTAACCCACTGTGTTGTATCATCACTAGCATCAACCCCAGCTGCCGGGCCGACAGCAACTGTAACCTGTGCATTATCAGTGGATGGAGGCAGCACTTACCCAGTAAGTTTAGGATCTGTTAATCTCTCCCAGTTCATTGACGACACCATCACCACACTCAACACTGCAGTTACTGCCGGCGATAAGATTAATATTCGACTAACAGAGGGTGCAAATTCAAATGCTGTATGGGGTATTAATGCTGTATTAGTTATAAAATCATAAGCATACCCGATGCATTATTTGGATTTATTATTATATACAATATATTATATATATTATTAATATTAATATTACCTAACTAATACACAGTATGCCATTTTTAAATGCAAATATTCCAACGATTACATGTTACATTCGTAATGAATTTATGTTCAACCACGAAAAAGGACATGGTGAATTTACATTAGCAGATGTGCATTCGGTTGCATCTATACAGAAACGTACCCCGCTATTTGAAGCTTTTTTAGAAAATGGTGTAAATTGGACAAGAAGACCAATACACGCATTTTGTTGGAAACAAACTGCTGAAGTTCTTCCATTAAGTGAACATATATATTGGGATTGTTTTAGTTCATATATTGATGTACAAATCAGAGAACGTTTAAGTGGATTACACGCAGATTTAATATCTATTACAGGTGTAAAAAGAAAAGGATCTTATATGTTTACTCTAGATTGGTCTCATGAAAATAGAAATATGTTAGATACAAATTTCTCCGAAACTCCAGAACATAAATGTGGGCATGTATTTAAAATGGAAAATGGAAACTATTTTATTTACCCAAATAACAGAATTATTTGGATGGATAATGCCTGGACATTCAACAGAATCGACAAGAACCCAGGCTTTAAAATTGATATGAATATTTATAGTGTTGAAAATAGAGGTGGATATGAAACAGATTATAGTTACATAACTAATTTTTCCTCAAGTATTGATAAAAAATGCCATGATTAAACTTATAGACATATTAACAGAAATAAAACATACATCGCCCCCAGATGTTTTATATCACTTTACAACGCCTGAAAATTTTGTTAAGATATTAAATTCTGATAAATTAAAATCCCATCCAAAATTTAACCAAATATCATTCACAGAAGATCCAGATTTATGGGCTTTCCAAGAATTCCCAGATTCAAACCAAGAAATAGCATTTCGAATGTCATTTGAAACAGATAGTTTACCACCTGTAAAACCATTTATATTTCAAGCTGCACCTGAGGAATTTTTAGAACATGAACAAGAATGGAGAACTACATTTGGTGACATAACAGACATAGAAGGTAGAATACTAGGATCAGGTACTCTAGAATTAACTGCTCTCAACTACTATAAACAATACCTTAAGGATAACATTCCAGGCCATATATTTAAAATGATAGAATTTATATGACCCCATACGCCAACATAGAAACAACCCGATCGTATAAATACTTACTATCGGAAATGAATTAGTTTGTGCGTATTCTACAAATGAAATTTGGTAAATATATATTAATATGAAACTAATCAATTTATTATTCGAATCAAAAGATACATCAAATACAATTGAGTCATTTGCTGATATACGAGAAGCTGGGGCAGAAAAAATAGCTACTACTGCCAAGGAAAAAGGCGGGATATCTTTATTAACTTGGCATCATTTCAAAGTGAAATTACCATATTATAAAAAAGCTGCTGCTGGTAAGTTTAATGTGGACGATGCAATTACAGAGTATGATGCTACATTTAAAAAAATATCATTAGATATGACACAAACTGAATTTCAACGCGAGGTCGGCCGGTTAGAAGTTTTAGGTGAATTAATTATTCGAGACAGATCTAAACAATAATTAAATTACGACATATACTAGAAAATTATATAATTGATTATATATGCTCCAAACATGCTATCGTTGGGCTAGATTAATCTAACCATAAAATAGAGTTCATATTATTTGGAGACTTCATTAATATATCTTATAATATACAATGAGCGCAGAAAATCAGTTTAATGTAATATTTAAGCATGCGGTTGATTCTATGAGTAATACCACTTGGACTTGGCCAGAATTTTGGGATATTAACATGAAATATGCTTTTATTAATGAAGCATTAAATTATGCTGTTGAAAATGAATATTGGGAACAAGCTGTAATACTACGAGATGTTAAAGACAAAATCGAATAAAAATAAAAAATTTCAAATTACACTGCATGCATGCAATGAACAAACTGATGAATATAAAACAGCTGCATTAGTTGAATTGTGTGGACATAACTATCTACAAGCTATACAATGCGTGTTGTTATCACAGAAAATTGGGCATTATGTTGTTTTTGTAGATTGGGAACAAGATGCTTTAGATGTGTATCACAACTTACGCCATGATGGATTACGAGTTACAATGGAAAAATATAAACGAGTATGAACCAACTAATAAAAAATCTAAGAATTGCAGTTTTACATGCAAAGTATCACCGAAATTTAAAACGAGCTGATCAGTCAAGAAAAAAACAAGATATTGTATCGTTCCAACGATATATATATCGAGCTGAAGATGCATGGCGAAAACTAGTTATAATTAAACACAAATAAACAAAAAAAAAAAAGTTATAGTATGGGAAAGAAAAACACATATTCTGGAGAGTCTCCATCTGACCGAGCAGTAAACTTTATGGATAAGTTTATGTCAAGGGGAGCAACAAAACGCGTACGCGGTGCCGCAGAAAATTCAGTAGCAGAAACGTATAAAGCAGATCCATTTGAAAGCGAATATAATAGTTATAGCGTATGGTATGAAGCTGTAAAAAAATCA